CTGCCCATGATTCTGTATTCTTTGCGCGGTGGGATGCCCACAGCATTTGTATCGTATACGGCTCTAGGCGATCCTAAGCGGTCTCCAGGCAACTGATACTCATAACGGTATTCGTTAGTAGGAGTTGTAATTAATTGAGCAATTGAGGTCTTTTTAAAACTAAATGACCAAGGGTAAAGCATAAGGGCTTGATTGCGGATGTCGTTATATAAACGATCTGCAATAGATGCCTCATCGGTTCCTTCGTCAAAAGAGGAGATGGGCTTTGCGCCTAGCATTACGCAAGCATCAGAACAAATTGATAAAGCGGTATCGCCAGCTGCCATTTAAATCTCCAATGTAAGAATGGGCTATCGCCAGTTTTGCCAGCAATAGCCCATCTTGATACTAATTAAGATTAATCAGTATCGGTTGCACTTACAGTTGTACCATCAGCAATGTCAACAGTTGTTGACGTTACTGAGTTTACATACGTCAAGACTAGGCTTGGAGTTGTGGTGTCATATACAAAAAGAATGTCACCAACTTTAAGCATATCTTTTAAAGATGCAAAATACCCAACTGTATTAACAGTAGCTTGAGTATCAGCGGTTTTATACAAATACATCGATGGAGCATTACCAGCCTTCGATGCACATACGGTTACTAAACCATCAGCAGAATATGCCATATCAGTCTCTCCTTAGATTAAGATTCGCGAGCGGTGATTTGGACAATACCTTCAGCATCGATGGTAATTGCACCAGCAGAGAACAAGCTGTTCACGAGGAACGAGGTTTTCTCAGGGATGTAATTAACTTCGGTGCGTGGGGCAATACCTTCTGCATAGCCGATGGCATCGCGATGGAAAGCAAAGCAAGTGCGGTCATTAGACCCATCAATTGCCAAGCCACCCTCAGAGCGGTCACCAAGGATATGGAAAGTAAAGCCTAAGAACGTATTGATTTCACCAGCAACAAGTGCTTTAACAGTATTGAAGTCAGAGCTGGTTACCGCAGTCTCAGACAACAACGATGCCAAACCGTTTGCGTGGAGGATAATATGACGGCCCTCTGGGGGTACGTTATTTTTATCCAACAACTTCTTAGATTCGCGCAACTTTGCTACGTTCATATTGGTATCAGAACCACCGATATCGTTAGAAACGGTCAAAGAAGTGCTAGATGCAGCCAAAGCATCAAGAATTAATTGGTCTTGACGGCGGCCGATAGCGTTGCCCAAGACTTGTACAAGCTCTTGACGCTCATCAAAGTTAACTTTAGCCTGGCTGAAAATGTCGCTGTACTCAGCTGCATTGTAGTCAGATAGGGTGCAAGTTACATTTGAAAATGCTACGTTTAATGGAGTTACGTCAGATTGTGCAACGCGTGGGGTAGCCACACCTTTGCCAACCTTTGGAAACTTAACGGTAGAACCTTCAACTCCTCTGCGCTGACGAACAGCACCTACCAGCATAGCCTTGCCCTGATAAGCCTGTTTTACCTCAGCATCAAATAGAGTTACAAAGGCATTAGATAACGAAATGCTCATATGTTTCTCCCAAAAAGGTAAAAAATAAAATAGGTTTTTGCTTTGGTGTGCCTGTTGCCAGGGCCTATGCTTGCCACTTGCGGTAGCCAATCGTCAGATTCATCTGCATCAAGGGCCAATAAATTGGTATGCCTTAAATGAGTTTCTAGCAGAAGTGTAGAAAAAATACAACATCTAGTTGCATATTTTTAATTTTTACTAAATGTTGAATAAAAAACCCCCGGCAAACTGCACCGGGGGGAGGGTCACTCTCGTGAGGAGATTCCTTATTTTAGCCGAAATTCTGAGCAAACATTCGCTCAACTTTGGCTCGGTAGGCTGGATCCGTCTTGTACTTAGGATCACCAACCATTTGGTACAACTCATCTTTTGATGGCGCACCTTCAATGGGTACTGACTCGGTGGGAATGCGAGAGCCTTCATACGTCTCACGCAATTTCATCAAAGCCTTTAAGCCCTTGGCTGTACCGCCCATGTACTTAAACTCTTCAAAGTCATCTTTACCCCAAACCCCTTTGTTTACAAGGCCTCTAGCCCAATCGGTCATTCCTTTAATAATGACATCTGCGTTAGGGCCAAGTGCTGCCTTTTCTTCGGCAATTGACCGAGTAACGGTTTCTACTTTCTCTGCACTCATGCCAACAACCTTGCCAACTAAGCTATCTAAGGCGAGTTGCGATATCCCATTCTCCTTAGCCCAATCCATAACATGGCTGCGAATTGGATCGTTTTCTGGAATTGCACCAAATGCGGATGTGTCGTACTTGCCGTCTGCTGGGGCTTTGTGTTTGCCTTGCGATATCTGCTTACGCAAGTCCATCCACGATTTTGCTATGCCCTCAAGATCGGGCGCGGCATCGTCTTTCTTCCAAAAATTCTCAGGCCACCAATCAGGCCTGTCTAGCGGAGTATCGTCTTCTTCCTCTGCTAGATGAGATATCTGTGATGCTTCTGGGTTTTGTTGCTCTGTACCTTGGCTGTCCTCAGTTGTTACTGAGTCCAGTAGGCCACCTTCCTCTGTGGGCTGGACTGCTTCGGTAGTTTCCATTTTTACATTTTCCTCGCTTTATGAATCCTTGCTTCAAGATCCCGAATCACGCTGTTTTGTCCTTCTCGATAAAAAGCATAACTAGGATCAGCACCAGGCAAGGCAACTGGCTGCTCTAACAAAGTAGTTCTTAGCCACTTCATTAGTTTTTCGCCATCCTCTGAGCTGAGAACTCGGAGGCATAATTTGTTTAAGTCTTCTACTGATTGGTCAACATCACGAATATCTGTAACGATGCTTTCTAAGCCAGCCCATCCATCAATATTCATTCATTAGCCTCCAGCCATCTTTAGCATTTCTGGTACAGCCTCTGGATTCTGCTCAACAACTTGTGCGGCCTGTTGGGCAATCTGCTTGAGGTTGTATTCCCGCTCAACCGCATCATTACGCAACTTGGTTGGGATGCCTAATTTTTCAGCAATGTAGTCTGTAATCTCGCCCATCTTAGGAGTTGCCTGACCCTCTGGGCCAAAGCCTTGAGCCATTTGCACGAACTGCATAACATTGGTTACGTCTTCCATATTCTGAGCCATAGCCAATGGAGCAATTGGAGCTACCTTAACTTCTAGACCGTTGACACGCAATGGCATATCAATAATGCCGCGGTCATCCATCACTTGTAGTATTTTTGCAACAAGTGGAATCATGGTCTCATTAATCAATCGGCCAAATGCAGATCCGAGGTTCTGACTCAATTCCTTCATACGTTCTACGACTTCGGTTGCGGAACGAGCAGACATATTATCCGGAGGCAAACTCTCATCCAACAACATACGTTTGATGTTTTGCACTAAGTCATTAATGATTAATTGAGACACATTGAAATCCCCAGAGCGTGGTAGAGGTTTCAATGATTCGCCTTGTGGGCCACCATTACGAGCTACTGGGATAATTGCTCCGGGGATAATTTTTACAGTTGCTGGGTTAAGGACTCCATCATCAGCGGCTGTATATACACCAGATATGGCTAAAGATGCGTTCTTTAATACCAACTCTTTAACCTTGTTTAATGTCTTGATATCAGGCAATGCGGTAATCAATGGGCCTCTGCCATAGATTTCACCAGCCACCTTCATATAACGGCTTACTACCCAAGGGCTAGTCTTTAATCTGCGATAGACCAACTCTTGCTTAGACTCTTTATGGATAACGTGATAGCAATAGTCACCACGCTTTGGATCAAATACTGTGGCCTCAATCAATTCAAAGTCTTCTGTTGGCTTGTTGTCTATCTTGGTTTGTAGATCCGATGGAATATTGGCATCTTTCCATTGTTGAATGATTGCCTCACCTTTAATCCGCATCCGTCTGTATACGTTATCTACCTGACCATTAGCACCCTCTTCAAAAGCAACTAAGAACTGTGGCACAGGAATGAAGTTAATTGGGCTGGTATCGTCACCAGGCTGAACCATCATTACCGCAGTACCAACTGCCAGGTCAAGTAAGAACTCGCCCATCGCAATGTCAAAGTTAGACTGCTTGAGGGTTGCAAACATCTTGTCTGCATAAATATCAAGCGCTGCCGATGCCTCTGCCTTGCGGTCTTCTGGAATATCTGGGC